CTGAGATCAAACTCGGTTAGGTTTCATGCCTCCCTACGCAGTTTCGTTTTCGTTCGAGGGGATACCGATGGCAGAGCCCAGGCATCGTACATTCAACACAGAGACTACCCATACGGGGTCCCTATTTTGGATTACGACACGCTATAGGACTCAGACCGTAGGTGACGCCGGGACCTGTGATGATGTAGTAGGTAACCCAACGGGTGCAAACTCGTTGAGCATCTACCGTCGACACAGATCAACTCCGGTGTTGGATGGAACGCTATACTACAACGGTAAGGTTGTGCGTCGATGCACAGCCTACCCAATGGGGTACAGCGTGAACTATCCTCCTGATCCACGCACCAAGTATGCATTGCCAGGATTGGCAGAGTGCAACCAACGTGCGTGGGAGATACTTGCCAAATCAAACCCTAGTTCACCTCATGTGAACATCCCGGGCGCGATAGGCGAGTTGAAGGATCTCCCGTCTATGATCAAAGGTTGGGGCCGCGGAATGCTCCGCGATGCCGCCAAGGGCTATTTGTCCTGGCGGTGGGCCGCTCGCCCGATGATCAGCGACGTCATGAAGATGTGCAAGTTTGTTGAGGTCGCAAACCAGCGATTTAAACAATTGCGCAACCTTCGTGACAAGAAAACGATTCGAGAAAGAGTCGGACTAGGTACTGACCAGATGGTGACTACTCCCACCAGGGTTACTCTTAACTCTGATGGAGCTATCATCTATGGTTGGCGATCTGACGTGTTTACCCGGAAGACCTGGGGTTCTGCGGAGTGGAAACTCTTGCAGGATTCTGTGGTCACGATCATGGAGGACAGGGAGCTGATTAAGCTCCTTCGTCGTACCATGCTCGGGATAAACTCGTACGGCGCCCTCGAGGCAGCTTGGGAGCTTTGCCCCTGGAGCTGGTTCGTAGACTGGTTTTCGAATTGCGGCACAATGTTAGCCGCGTCGAATAACTCAGTTGGGTGTACCTGGGGACGTCTGTGCCTAATGCAAACCACCACGTCGGAGGTTCGTATTACGGTCCCAGACGCGGACAAGCCAAGTTGGGTTACCCTTACGGGCGACTTTGACTGGCGTGTCGTAAGAAAGGATAGACAGGTTGTCTACCCTGCGACTCCTTTTCCTACTGCGTCACTTCCCATCTTAGATGGTGGGAAGCTGTCGATCCTTGCGGCTTTAGCGGCCTCGCGTCGCTGAGACGCGGGGTTCATGCTATCGTCGTTAGGAGTAACTCCCATGCTTGGAAACACGCTCGCTCTTCCCGTCGGGGCCGGAACGGTCACCCTCGTGAAGATCAACCAGGACAGCTACTCAAGTGAGTACCTGTTTCGAGACGCCACTTCCCAATACCGCGCAAGGATCCGTCATACCAAGACGGCGGCCAAGAACGGTAGACCATCGTATGATCGGCACAACTTCGAAGTTGTGCAGACCATCTTTGCGTCAGGGGAAACAGCTGAGTACGAACGCAAGTTCTACTTTGTCGCTGAGCACTTGCCCAGTGACACGTCGGTGGCTTTGGTGGATGCGGTTGCTGATCTCAGCATCGCTACTGCCAATGCCTTCCCGACCAGCCTATTCGGCTGGGAGTCCTAAGGTCGACCTGTTGGATCAGCTCATACGGTATGGGCTGGTTCGCTGACTCGTCGTCAGCAGGGTAGACCGGATGGCTCGCCAGTTGGCGAAAGAGCATGTAACCTATGCAGCACGGGACATTTCCAAGGGGTAACCCTCAGTATGTCTAAATGCCGTGTAGGGGAGCTGGAGCACGTGTATCGGGCGTTATTCAAAGATGCCCTGTACGCGTTCCCGACGTTGGAGGCGGAATTTGAGAAAGATCTCACCCGTCTCTTAACACTCGTGGAGCATCGAGGTCTTCGTGTTTATCTCGAAGATCTCCCTGCCGTTGGCAAGCATCTGGATAGGTGCTTAGCCGTCCACCAGTACAGTCTATCAGGATTGCCTCTGACAAAGAGGTTTTCTGGTAGGGTACCGATCCCAAAGTTTCTAAGGGGTCTTTACCTACTGGTCTTTCACGAGTGTGGTCGTCTGAAAGAGGATTGCAATACAGACGCGATCTTCTTCCTCCGGCAATTTTGCTATGCCGCGAAGAAGGCCACCGTCGATTGCAGCACTGAACGGACCAAGAGCACTGTGCTCGAGTTCATCAGTGTGGATGCTGGACTACCAGAGCCAGAAGGCTACTGGGATGTCTCTGATCCAAGCGAGTATGACGCACCGCACCCGTACTTTGGTTTTAGTACGAGTGTACAGCTACGTGCTCGCTGCAGGTCATTACCGAGCCCTTGGAGGGCCCGGGAGGCACTTATCTTCTTGATGACGTTAGACACGGTGTCTAACATCATCGCCACCACCCTAGGGCCATACAGGCCCGAAGAATGGAGGTTCAGACATGGCCCAGGTGCGATATCAGAAGCGATCGGTCCAACCAACAAGTATAGTTGGTCGAATTGGTCAGACCTTCTGGAATCCGAGTACCCTATTGCTGATTGTGGTTTTCACAATTGGAGCAGTTGGGCAGGTAGTCTTGTGGCGGAGCCTCGTCTCGTCGACTCTCACGAGCCTTCGAGCAGACTTGTCGCAGTCCCTAAAGACTTTCGAGGACCGCGGCTTATTGCCGCGGAACCTTCTGAACACATGTGGTGCCAACAAAATGTCTGGCACTACGTGCGAACCCGAACCGGAGATACCTTCTTGCG